TAAAAATTCACAGCCGTATTCGCGTCTAAATTTTTCTTCGCCAATACGTCCAATTTCTTCTTCTTTCCACGATTCGTCTCTGTCTGGATGCTCGCTCCAGTGTGCTACAAAAGATTTAAATCCGTTAATACCTAGTTCTTGTTCATTGCCGTGTGTGTCAAATTTTTCTTCTGCTTGTTTCCAGATAGTAGCAAATGTATCTTCGTCACTGTTAGGTGTGCTAGTAATAATAGCACGACCACCTGTTGCTAGTGTAGGTGATATTGAAGTCCAAAACTCTTCCGCAATATTAGGTTGCACAAACGCAAACTCGTCACAGTATAATAACGAGATACTCATACCACGTCCTGTGTTTCCTGTGGTTGTTTGTGCTACGATACGTGAACCATTTTCAAACTCTATTGATTGTTTGTTATACGATGTAACACCTGCTCTAATATGATCAGGACATGTTTCATATACATAGCGTATGCGTGACATAATTTCTTGCGCACCTGTGTATTTGTGTGCAGCAACAAGAATAGTTTGATCTGGATTGTACATCGCATACCAAGCAAGATAGATAGCAGCACAAGTAGTTTTACCTGTTTGTCTAGGCATCATGTTAATATTAAAACGATAGTTATGATATGTATCCATTAAGCCTAATTGATACTCATAAGGATCGAACAACAACTTCCCTTTTACAGGATGCTGAATATATGCAAACTTACGTGCAAAATACAAATAGCCATCTTTAGGATCCATGCATTTAGCAATGTCTTCTATTTGTGCTTCAGTAAATGTTTCTTGTTTATTCGCCTTTTTAATTAAGACGCCGTCTAATGATGCTGCCATATAAGTATTTAACCAATTATATCGTCATAATAGCCTGTATCGAAGCGTAAGTCAAACAGTTTACGCCTGTCTTGTTGTATAAGTATAGGAACTGGAGATGCATAATCTCCATGCGTAGGTTCACTCCATAACCATTCGTACTTTTCACTTACGTCAACTTTTTTACAAAGTTTTTTAAGGCGTCTGCGATTATAACCTTCGCATATGTATATAATAGCTTGATTGTTGCCTAGTTCTTCTGTTTCGCCGTTCCAGTGTCTTACTTTTATTTCGCCCTTTTTCCAGGCTGCACCACTCCAAGGGCATACGGGTTTTATGTGTTCAAAATATTTGGCCCAGTCTGTCATAAAACTATTTACAGAAAAAAATAGGACCCGAAGGTCCTATTGAGTTTTTGAAGATTTAAAATTTATTTCTTTTTGCCACGGCCTCTGCCAGCCATTAGTTTATCTTTGCCACGGCCTCTACTAGCCATTACTTTACCTCGACCTCTGCCTGCCATTACTTTTCCACGGCCTTCAGTTGTTTTCTTGTCTTTTTTCTTGCCACGGCCTCGTCCTTCAGCCATTTTTTCTTGAATTGCTTTGTATAGTTCTTCTCTAATACTTGCTTCTAATGCCATAGGATTATCACCGTCTTGTGTAGCTTTATATGCTTTTTTAGACTTGTGTAAATCGTCGCCTGTGTCAATTACATCATCAATCGAACCGTACTGCTCGTCAGGCTCGTTGTCGTATTCTGCAACTGCTTCGTCTTCGTCGTCCATTTCAATTGAATCATTACAAGCACTCATGCCCATGTGCATTTTGCCACACTTTGGACAAGGTTCGTCTTGCATGCCTGGCTTTAGGTCATCCATGTCATTTGGCTCGTCTACAATGTCACGTAGTCTTTCCATGTCTCTGCGCATAGGCATCATGTCTGGTGTTACTGGTTGTGCATCGCTCATTCCTGCATTTTTCATCATCTTGATTAAGTCTTCAACATGATCTTTACCACTTGCATTAAGTGATACATTCATTGATACAGGATTACCTTTGTCTTCTGCTGGTTGTGGCGGCATAGGTGGTACCATTGGCATACCTTCGTTTGTGCCACATTCTTCAATGTTATCCATTGATTCTAGTAGTTTTTTCATGTCCATTTTAGTTAGCCTCCGGTGCCGCAGCACTTGGATCGTGCTCACGTTCTTTGCGAGCCACTTCTAGCTCTTTTAGAAGATCCATAACACGATTGTCGCCTACACTTTCTTGTGCGCTTTCGCCGCCCATGTCTTCTGTGTTTAGTTTAGTTTCGTAAGTAGTATCTTCTGGCATTTCTTGATACTTCTCTTGCATTTCGTCTGGATTACGTACAATAATATATGCTTGATCAATATTACAACACTGTCCGATGTACTCTTGTAGCACTTGTTGTGTTGAAGGATAGTTAAGTTCGACTTCGTAATATGTAACTTCCATATTTTCTAGCTGGGGGAAATCTAATGGACGTTCTTGGATTGGTGTTCTTTTACCTTTTGACATCGAAGCAACACTATACTTTTCCAAACAAGTCTTAATGCTATCTTCACAGCCTTCGGGTAATGCGCCCGCTATACCAATTTTAAAATTATAAGTCTTTTTAGACTCATTAAGTATTTCTTGAAATCGTGTTTCCATTGTACATATCCTATTATATGTTATTTATCTTTATCGAGTCCTTTGAGCTTCTCGAGTAGACTGTTTCTATCGGTGACAACATATCCTTCGCCGCTGATCATGCCGTCATCTCCAGGGCCGCTATCTTTATCCATTTTTTCTTTTTTAAGTTGTAGCTCAATCATTTTTAACTTTTTATCTAGTTTAGCAGTTTTAGCGTCTAATGATGTTTTTAACATATTACCAGCAACTTCAAAAACCCGTCCGCTATAACGACTTTCAACATTCATACCTAAATCCATTAAATCGTCATATGCTGTTAGTGCTCTTTGTGCAATATCTTCTAGTTCTGCATCTGCTTTATCGCCTAAACCTTTTACTTGTGGTAATGCTTTTGCAATTTTATCAAAGTCTTCTATATCACGAAAACTTTCTTCGTGAGCTATTTCATGTTTAGCCTGAGCTTTTTCTTGTTCTTTTGCTTGTTTGATAATTTCTTTTGAATCATCCATGTTAAGCAAATCTTCTAATTTTTTAGTCATAACTCTATACCATTAACTGCTACTATTATTTATCGTCTTTTGCCGCTGTGAAATATATCTTGTTCAGTTATAATTCTAAAAAAGATACCTTTTTGTTTGCAATATGCTCTTGCTGCTTCCCACTTGGCTTGATTTACAATCCAAGCTGCTTGGTTATGTCTACTACGACCTAATTTTTCTTTTATAGTTTGATTTTCAGGTTTTACTTCTATAAGCTCAACACGTTGTTTACCTTTACGATCAGCATACGCAATAAAAAAATCTGGTACATATATTGTTTGCTTTCCAGTTAGCGGATTTCTATACGGAATTTTAATTGCTTCACTTGCCCATTTTGCAACACTAGGGTGCTCGTCACAAAATTTCATAAAAGTAAATTCCCAACTACTTCTATAAGTTGGTGTTTTTGTACCTATATACTTCTCTGGATTTTTGAGAGTAAATTTTCCCTGTGCAAATCGTCCCATAGCATACTAGTAGATAATGTTTCTCTTCTCAAGTCTTTCGTACTTGGATTCAACTTTAAAACCTAGTGTGCTGGTTTTTTCTCGATTATAATTAAGAACATTGGCAACAATATCACTTAATTGTGTTTTGTTTAGACCTTGTAAACTATCTATAAGTTGAAATACTTTTATATTATCGATTTTTGCTTGTTGAAGTAAAACTGTAGCAACTGCAATTGCACTAGACTTTTCAAAGTCTCGATTTTCAAAAAATCCTATTACTGCATCTACATCACTAGCCGGGTATGATATCTTTTCTGTTAGATATTGATTAAAAAATTCCTTAACTTGGGCTGCACTATCATTTGATTGTGTTTTTGGTAAATTTGACATTATGTATTTCCTAACGGATTTTTCTGACTAGGTATAGTTCTCAAATTGCCTTGTCCATTTTCATTAAAGTTATTTACAACTTGATTGGCAATGCCAATAACCTTTTGGTTGCCGTTTTCTATGGCTTGATCAACGTTTTCTAATAAGTTTGCTTGCTCTGTAGCATTTAAATCATCAAACGCTGTGAGACTGCTGCCTGCTTGTCCTGTGGCCGTAGTTAACACTCCGATAGCAAGTGCTTTTTTAGCAACAGTTTCTTTTAATTCTATATTTCCATCTAATGATGCTTGTAGTGTTACTGGAGGATAAAATTTATCTTCTTTTTGTAATGTTATAGCATTTGCTTGAGTAGTTTGCGTTCCGTTGCCGCCTGACTTAGGAAAACTTGTATTTGCTAACCCGCTTACATTTGTTCCTGTTGCTGTTCTTATAGTTCTGCCTGCAACTTGAAATGCTTCATTTCTTACACCTTCTTTGGTAAGTTTTTTAGCATTG